TTAAAACATCACCGGAACTAAAAGGGAATCCCATAGTTATCTATCCTAATCTGTTCGTGTCCAACACGCCGAGAGTGCTCGAATCCAACACAAACGACTGATAATCCTGCGCCGGCAACAAGTCGAGGGTAATTGTTGTGTCTGATGGTGTTGCGTTTACGGTGCGTTTGTAAACGACGTTGCCTGTCGTAGTTGAAACACCGCCTGTAGGGGTAGCTGTAATTGTTGCGGTAGACCACAACACTTCGTTACTAAATAGATACGACAATTGCAAATAAGCGTTAACTCCGCAGAAAGCCTCAATCATTGAAAGTTTCGTTGTAATTTTCAAAGGGGAGTAACGAGGTGTGCCTTGTCGGCTTGTCCAGAAGTTTGCTACGTCTGACGCATCAGCGTTTGTTGCGTTGGCAGTTGACGAATAAAACCGAGTTCGTTGACCGTATTTTGCAATCGAATCGTCATTAACGGCTTGTTGTTGCGTGGTGCCGCTAATAAGGCTCGTAATTTGTGTGTCGTTCGTGATTGCGTCGTCGTTAAATCCGCTTGACAATTCAAAAATAGGTAACTCGGTTGACGCAACTGAAGTTCCGCTAGGTGTCTCATTAAATACAACTTGGCCGGTCGTCAAGCCTTTGGACAGACTTGACGTAACAACAAACGAAGTAAAATTGTTAAATTTTGTTGGGACATATTGGAAGGCGATTTGCCCGACATAATGCACAAACGGCCCTGACGGAAGTAGAACATTGCCAATGATGTCTACCGCTGTCACGTTGCTCACGGCAGGTCTTTGCACTTGTTTGTTTTCAATTCCATAAACAAAACAAACTGGACTTTGCACAGCTGCCGAATCTCCAAACTCCGGTAACGTAACGCCCGCACCCCAACCATTAACGCCATCTAAAGCGTTGTTTAACGCGTTGTTAATACTGAACTGGGTTCCTTGAGTTAACGTTGCTTGTTCTCCGGTTGCTACTTGCATCCAATCTCGAGCCGACAAGGTCACGGTGCTGTAAACGCCGTTGTCGTCAAAACTGATAGCTGTAATAACACCCTGAAAATTGAGTACCTGGCGAAAAGCTGTTTCTACCGAAATCGTTAAACGTTGCGTTCTCCAATCAACATCTTTGTAGGTTCCGTTGCCGCCGCCTTCCGCAGGAATAAACGCACCATCAAAATTTTTTAATGTCACTTGAGCCGATGACGTGCCCAGTTCACCTAAACCAACTTCAGCAGTTGTTGTGAAACCTTGCACACGGTCAGTCAGGTCAGTTTCGGATAGCCGGTCACCAAACGAAATCACGTAGGTATCAAACGCCGTCGCCATCAGCCAAACCCAGACCTATTCCGAGTGTCTGTTGTCAACACCGGCAGATTGCCTTTGTATTGCTGCTCACGTTGCAACGCTCGCACAACTTCTGCGCCGTCTGAACCGGCCGGCATGTTGATTGTGACGTTCATGCCGCCCATACGGCCCATTTGGTCAAGCGGGATGATGGCTTCGGGGCCGGCTTCACCAACGATGCCGAGCGTGGGGCCGGTCACGATGCCGCCTTCAGCAAACATAGGTACGCCGGCCATTGCTTGCCCGAGGTTGAAGGTTGGTACTCCGTAGGCTGAGAGGTCGCTGGGTATTTCTTGGCCGCCGAGGTCTACAAGGTTTTCCATGAGGAACACGGCTCGTTCGAGGTCGCCTGTGTCAATTTCTAGTTTAAGTACCTCAAAGAATGAGTCGGATAGGTCTTCGCGTTCTTCACGTAGTGTGCGTAACGCTTCGTAAGCTTCGTTTTGTGCTTCTTGCCAGGCTTCTGAACCTTCGGTGACACCGTTCAGTTTTTGTGCGATGTCGGTCAGATCTTCAATGAATTGGTCGGTGGCTTCTTGCTGGTCTAGCGAATCAAAGAAGCGGTCAAGGCGTGATGTGGCTGTTTCTACGCCCTCGTTCAACGGGTCGAATGCTTCGTTGACACGGCCAAGCGTGCTACGAAAATCTTCGCCCTCATACCTCACGCCACGAATTGATTTCAACAGTTTTGGCATTGAGTCCCGCGCCAGTTTTTCTGCCTCATAGTCAAGTGCTCGAAGTGACTTGTTTGCCAACGGGTCAATCTTTTTGGCAGCTTCTTCGGCTTCGTCACCGAGGTGACCTAATTCGGGGATGTCAATGCCTGGAATCTTGTTCAACAGACTGATGACACCGTTGAGGCCGTCAATGATTTTGTTAATGACCCACCTGATGCCATCCCAAGCCAACTCAAACGCATACTTGAGGGCGTTAACTGCTTTGCCGAGAATGTTGAATTTCATTTGCAGCACAACGATGGCGGCAATGATCGCCACGATGATGCCGATACCTGTAGCGACCCATAGGGCAGTAAACGATGTAGCAAGCACACCGTTAAGTGCAGCTGTGACTGCTTGCACCGTGTTGTACACGCTCATCGCAATATTGAGCGCAACGATCGCTCCAGCAAACGTTGCAACAACGGCACCAATAGTCACAATCAGATCTGTGTTTTCACCAATGAAACCGGCCACACGTTCGAGTATCGGTAACAGTTCCTCAAGCACAGGTAGCAACGCCATGCCAATTGCTTCTTTGGCGTTGTCTAACTCGATTTTCATTAACTTGAAGCGGCCTTCAAGTGTTTCTGTCGATTCTTGTGCTGCACCACCGAACGTGTCAGCCAGCTGTGCCATGACCTCATCGGCATCTGCGCCGCTAGCAATCATGTCGGTGAGAGACTTGTCAAGTTCTTTGAGTGGCCCTACCTCGCCTTGGAAGCCTTCCTGTAGGGCTTCGGTAACTGTCTCAAGGTCTTTGCCTGTGCCGGCAGCCACATCAAGCGCAAGCGTCATAAGTTCTTGCGCCTGGGTTACGTCACCTGTTGCACGAACAAGGTTCGCGAACGCCGGCCGCAACTCGGCATCGGACACAGCGGCTGCTTTTTCTGTTTCCGCAATGTACGACTCAACGGCTTTAACTTGTGCTTCGGTTGCGTCGGTCGTGGCTTTAAGTGTGCGTGCCAGTTCGGCCTGTTGTGCGGTGTCCTCAATCGCTGCTTTAACAGATAGACCGGCGGCAGCTGTCAGACCGGCAAGAGCAGCGGTAGCCGGTACGAACGCTTTTTTGAGTGCAAAGCCGGCTTTTGCACCTGCGCTGTCGAGCCGTTTAAACTCTTCAACGGCTTTTTGTATGCCTTGCGGTTGAAACTCTGAAACAATTGGGACTTTGATTGCCATTCGTTTAACCTATTGCATCTACTCGTTTTTGGATGGCTTGTTCCATCTCAATGATTGCGTCGTTCACGCCTTGCTGTACGTCTTTTAGGTGGCGTTCAGCTGCAAGCCACGCGATGCGTGAAGCGTTGCGTTTTGTTTCACGATTGATTTTGTTAATCATGCCTTGCCCGCGTGGGCCGCCTTTAGAACCGCGACCGCTCCCGCCAGCACGGCCAGCAATATCAACAATTGCGCCAGCCGGTGAGCCGTTAATCAGTTTTAACAATGGGAATATTTCAATGTTTTTTTGGCGTTTTGTTGGGCCTTTGTAGGTGACTTTGATGCCTTTGCGAGCCACTTTCGGATCCCATCCGCCTTTCCACGTTCCCCAATTGTCAAGGGGTGATGCGTCAGGCACCAGGCTTCGTGCCTCGTCAATCATTGGCTTTGCGGCCAATTTCATTTTTGCGACGGTGGCGCGCCGTAACGCGGGGTCGATTTCTCCAAGCGTTTTCAACATTTGTGGCACGCCATAGACCTCGACCGATGCCAACTCTTGAATTGTTGGTTTCGGTGATCGTCTACCGGCGGCCATGTTTGTTGCGCTCTTTCGCTACGTCATTTACGGTTATTAGGTCTCTTGAGTCAAACTCGATGTGATGAGGCCACCAGCCGACGGCTAGCAATAGTTCTGCTAGTGCTCGTCGGTAGGTGCCTCGTTGGTAGGGCGTTCGTCGCCTTCTCCAATCACTTCAAGTTTCACAACTTTTTTAACGAAATCATCGAACACGGCTGGAACTATGTGGCCGTGTTGTTTTGATGATTCGTATGCCAAGTAGGCAAGATCTTCCATTCCGATGCCTTGCGATAGGTTGCTGGCTTTCGTTTTGAATTTTCTTTCCCATGCCACGATTGTGAATAGGTTGGTGTCTACTTGGTATTGGTCATCCGCTGTGGTGACCTGAATGGTGAGTTGCATGTCGGTGCTTTCAGGTTAGGTTCGGTCAGGCTGTGGCCCGCACGTAGGTGCCGCCGGTGAACGTCAAATCAATGGTTTGCAACGCTCCGAGCGCACCGTTGATTGGCGTGATGCTTGAGAGGTACATGCCTGAGAATGTGTACTCAGGGTTGTCTACGGCTGCTGTCGTGCTTGACGTGGCGTACACAACAACATCGGTTGTAGTGCCGACAAGTGCCGACAGGTTTTCTTCAACCTCTGAAGTGCCGTAGTCAAGCATGAGGGTTGCGGTGACCTCGTGGTTGCCGAGGCCGGCGGTGTATTTGCGTGCGCCGTCAGCAAACGATGTTGCTTCAAGCTGTTCAAAGTTGATTGTGACGACCGCTGCGGTGCATTGGTCGCTGTAATCAACGGAGTTGATGAGCAAAGCCGGTTGGCTGAGCACGGTGGTTGTTGCCATTTTCAGTTTCTCCTTGTTGAAACTCTGACCGTGAGGTCGTATGCGGGGATTTGTTGTTCACCGATGAGCGCAGCTGAGGGCCGTGCGTCGGTGATGCCTTCAACATTGTTGATAATGATGTCGGCTTGGGTCATAAGGTAATCGAGTGCGTCGCTGTTGCCAGGGCCGCCGGCAAGTATGCGACAAACGATGGTTGCGTCAATGATGTTGCTGTTGAAACCGATTACTGTTGGGGCTTCAACGAACACGCTGAGAGGGCGTGCGTTGCGTGGGTCTTTAACAACGACCATGCCGGCATCGGCGAGGCGTGTGCATACGTTGTCGTATGCGGCGGCAAGAATACCTGTGGCAGCCATCTCAACCGATCTGCGGCCTTCCTACACCGAGCAGTTGTTTGATGCGTGCCATAGTGCCGAATGGTACTGCGCCGCCCATCTGATCAAACGATGCAAACGAATCAACAGAGCCACGTTCACGATAAAGAGTGGCTGCGTACATGATGGTGCCAAGTTTGATTGACCCATCGGGTGCGGCGTCCTCGTCGTCGTGATAGCCGGCATTAGCACGTGTCCGGTAGCAATACACGTTGGCTGCACTCACGCAGGTTGCAATGAACGCGGTGTCGTTAGCGGTTGCAGCTGAGATGCCGAGCCATTCTTCAACATCGGCTGATGTGATCCAAGTTGCTTCAGGTTCCCAACGGACTTCGCCGTCATCTACGCCGTAGGCGAAATCGTCGCCGGCGTTCGGGAAGATGATTTGGTGTTCGCGTGGTACGTCGTAATCGAATACGAGTGTGCCGTTTTCTTCAACTCTTACGAGTTCGTAATCAACGAGCGACCAGACAATCTGTTGATTGCCGTCGAGGCCTCGATTACTGCCAACAATGTTGATTGGTGAGCCGAGTGGGATGCTTGAAAGATGCTCAAGGGTTTGCACCACGCCATAACCATCAACGCGTGATGATTGAATGATCTTGAAGGTGGTCATGGCGTGGTGTTGTCCCTACTGGAGAATCAGACGAATGCGGCTTTGACGTAGCGGTTGAGATCGAGCATCAACGTAGCGAAGTATGACATCCATGAAATGTCTGTGCCACGAATCTGCGCGTTCTGTACTCGCAAGAAGCCCTTTTGCTGTTCGTAGATTTCGAAGCCGGTGGTGTCACCGAGGATCATGGTGCCGTTGCCGGTGTTGTCAAAGTTGGTATCAACAACAACCTGCAAGCCAAATGCAACAAAGTTGCTGGTGCCTGGCGTGGTCGTGCCAAACGCGTTCATTGGGCCAACCTGCGGGAACAATGGCCGGCCTTGACCGTCTTCGAGTTTGCCGAGTGCTTCCCAGTTTGCTGCCGAAACGAACAGGTGGGTTGGCAGGTGGCCGCCGTTGCCGGCGTTTTCAAGGATGTATGCGGCGTTGGCGTACAACCATGAGAGCCATTCAGTCGGGTCAGCAATGTTTGCGGCGGTGAAGTTGCCAGTAGTGGTTGCGCCTGCAACGAGTGCGTCAGCTGCAACGTTGTCTACGGTCTGGCCGTACACCCGCCCCATGTCCTCAAGGACAAGGTTGATTACGTCTGGGTCGCTAAAATCAATGATCTGTTCCGAAAGAGTGACGTAGCCGCCATAACTGGACTTCGTGACCTGGTTCTCCTGAACTTGGAACTCGCCGGCCTGAAGCGTTGCGAGTTCTGCTGACTGTGCAGCCATGCTTGTGTGTGTTGACACCGATGGGCGGATGAACACCTTGCCGCTGCCTGGCATTGCTCGTGCACCAAAAGCGTCAATGACGGGCCGGATGCCGAGGTAGTCGTTGTAGACAGGCGAAACGATCGGCTCGGGAAGGATGCCGTCGTTGTTGGTGGTGGTCACATCGGGTGCGGCGGCACGGATGTTGTCGTTGATTTGGTGCCAACGGTGGCCGCCTTCAACAGCTGCAGCAATCCATTCTGAGGCGGATGGCAACTTGAACGACTTTGGCTGAGCAAAGACCGTTGGGGTAGGGGTCGGCTCGGCTGCTGCTTCCACGACCTCAGGGGTGTTTTCTGACATAGGTTCTTCCTCCTCGGAAGTG